CTTTATAAAGCGTAGTTGCCATATCAGCACGATTAGATACTTTATCTAAATCTCCACTGAATTTTTCTACTTCAAGTCGTTTCTTAGCGTGAACTTCTTCACGTTGAGCAGTTTGTAAATCTCCTCTGACTTTTTTTAATTCTTCTGCCATAGCTTGCATCTGTTGTTGCATTTGTTTCATTTGTCCACTTCTTTCTAATACACCATCTACATCTATAAGTTCTGATTTCTTTAATACTTCTGTTTGGTCTATTAATCCCATCTTATACATTTCCATATAAGTGTTTAATAATGCCATTCTATTTGTAGGTAATGTAGAACCAGAAACTACAACTATATCATATTTACCAGCAGATATGTCATGATACTTAGAAACTTCACCATTGTCCATTTCTTTATAATAATTGAATCGTTCTTCTTTTTCATTTCCATTAGGTTGAACTAATCTAATTACTTTTTCTTCTGTATATAGCTGCTGTATTAAAGGTATTGCTACTTTAGCAACTTGATTTAACATACCTTCTATATCATCTCTTCTTGATTTAATTCTACGCTGGCCAAATTCATCTACAACTAACGTTCCTCTATAAGTAGATGGCGCACTTTTAGCACTACCTTGCATAAGTTCAAATATACCAAAGCCATATTCTAAGTCATACTTAGCATCAGCTTCATTCTTATACAATTCATTAGGTAGTGGGACTGGGCCAGCAACAATCGGTGCACCTAATTCTGCATCAAACTCTATAACACTAGTACCCGCTTTACTCCATTCTTGTTCTATTTGATTTAAATCTGCAGAACCTCTAGGAATTAATAATTTTACATTCGTACTTGTACTTGCGTGTGCTATAATTAATGAACGAATTTTATTAATGTATTCTTGTAATGGTCTATACAATCTTACATCTGATTCAGGGTATGGATTTCTATGATGAACATTCATTAAAGGCACTATAGGATAATCCTGTATCGGCATTAAACGTTCATATAATAATTTATCTCCAACAGTAACAACTTGTTTAATTCTACATTCCTCTATTTCATTGCAAACAATTTCTCCAGTTCCTTTCAATTCTTCTGTTGTCATAGGAATTAAAATAGTAGTACTTCCAGGTATAGAGTTTTCATCTTCTTCCCCTGGAACTCTTACAGGTTCTTGAGGAATAGGTTGGCCTTGTTCGTTTACTTGTAAATCTGGAAGTTCGTAATGAAATATGTTTCCAGTAGTTTCAATTATTTCGTACATTTCTTCTACAGATTCTTCTTCAAATAATATTATTTCTTCACCTTTAACGGTTTTTACTTTCATATAATATTTATTTGAATACTCAGCAAACTCTTCATAATCAAATAAAAATTCTCTTTGAGAGAAAGGTTCATATACATTGTAAAAAGAATGTCTTTCTCTTGAATATCTTTCTATGTATTGCCTTCTATTATGTACTGTTTCAGTCCCATCTGTATCGAATATCTGTCCTTCTGTAGCTGCTAAATTTGTAACTGGATAATCATCTGATTCATCTGGATGCATTGCTGATTGTTCTATAATATCAGTAAATTCTGGATATACTTGCATAGCTTGTTCATCTGTCATATAAGTAGTAACTAAAATATGAGCAGCATCTCTTGCATATACATCTTTAGCATTAGGGTCAATATATACATCCAATGGATTTATAGATTTTATATATACCTCACCCTTACCCATATCAGCATCAGGGTCTTGATAGACTTGAAAAACCCCCATACCGCCAACATAGTAATCATCGATAGTTCTTTTTAGTTCTTCGTCTCCTGTTGATATTTGCCATATATACTGAAATAAATCAGAAAATACTTTAGCCGTATCTCTATCTGAGTCTTCTCTTCCAGTACTACGGAACTGAGGTGAATTGTATGTAAGAAGAGACTTAGCAGTCTCTACAATAGGATGTATTCTGTTTACTACGATTGGTGCTTGACCACGTGCCTCAAGTGTATCACGTTCTTCGTTAGTCCATTGAGCACCAGCTCTAAATTCTACAGATTCTTGAAATTTTTGCGCCCATAGCTCTCTAGCACTTTTATAATCAGTAAATACTTCTCTGGTTAGTTGTACTTCTTCTGGTACTTCTACCTGATTAACATCTCCAGTTTCATAATCAAAGACAAATTTTAAATCATCTTTTCCTTGTGTTCTTGTGCTTTGAACTCTTTTTTGAATCTTTTTTGGCATTTATTTGTTTATACCCCTTCGGTATTTCTACCTTGTCCAACCTATCTAACTTATTAATAAATTCATTAAAACTTAAAAAATACTTGCTTTTATCCATAAATGTAGTATAGTGAAATTACGGGTTTTTTTTTGTGTTTGTCAAGGATTATTAAAATAATTTCCAAGACTTAGCTTTTTTTCTTGTATACCACTCTTCTTGCTGTTGTTTCTTTTCTGTTTGTTGATGTGCTGGTCTATAGCAATTTTTGTTTGCATAGAAAAAACCATCAAGCAAATCATCATGTTTACCACGTGGGTACAACAACAATTCATCTTTAAATGCCTGCATATCAGATTGAATGTATACTTTTTTGTTTGCAAAGATAGGCTGCAAACTTTCTAATCTGTAATTCTTAGAGGTACGAGGATTCTCTTTTATCTCTAATCCAGGTATAAACATACCCAGTTGTTCTGCTTGTTCTTTAATATATTGACGTAACATCTCTTGATAGCCAACAGATTCAATACGAGTTTTAGTACTTTTGTATTGTTTAAAGTTATTTATGATAGCATCAGCTAAATCTAGTGGGGTAGCTCTTTTCCTAAAGTATGGAAGTATAAATCTATTAAAGTCCTTGTCTACTGCAATATTAAATATAACAGAAAAGTCTGCACCTTTTTTCGTACTGGATGCAGGGTCGACTCCTGTAAATACATTTACAGGTCTCCTCTCGTCTACTTCCTCACCATTTAGGTTCGTCAGAACGAGAGTTGACAACCCTTGCTCATCTTTTTCAATAAACCCTTCCCATGACTGAAAGTCATCTTTCCTAAACAAATTATCTTCATCGCCAACAATCTGACATAGATATTCCCTGTAAAACACCGATAATCTGTTAATACTTTCTAATTCTTCTTTTTTATCTTTTAATTTTTCTATAGGCCACACTTCGGGCCACAAACTAAGGTTTTCTTCTAAGTTAGGTCTAAACTCTAACGTATTCCAACCTTTCATGTCTTTTAATGTCTCTACAAGGCAACGCTCATGCTGAGGAGTACCAATAACACATATCCTACCCGTTAATGGGTCAACGGACGGAACTCCAGATTGCAATAGCCAACGAAGATTATACTCCATTGCTTCGGACGTCTTGGTATTATTTTCGTCTTCGGGGTCATCTAAGATTAATAAAGTAGGTCGTTGGTTTCCGTGTTTAATACCACGTATCTGTTGTCCTGTCCCTTTGCAGATAATTAAGCTACCATCTTTTAGTTCTACTTCTGTGTTAGTCCATTTACGTGCAGACTGCATTCCCCAGTAGCCAAAAAAGTATCTGAACTCCTGAGAATAGTCTAAGACGTCTTTAATGGTACCTAAGAGTTTAGTAGCATGGGATTGGGTACGGGATACAAGTACAATCACTTTTATACCTGGAGTAAACATTAAATGAAACAAAGGAAATATCCCTGCTGCTACCGAACTCTTAGCATGACCACGAGGTGCAATGATATTTATTTGCTTCTCGTCTGTGTTTAGTAGTTCTTTTGTTAAATCATAGTGGAATGGAGGGGATTCGCTACTAAACATATTAGGCATTACCATACGCCCAAATAACAGCATATCTTGCTGCATCTTTAACAAAATATCTTTTTTATCCATTCTGTATAACTATTTCTACTTTAAAATCTTCTGCTACTGCTTGTAGTACTGCTAGCAATTCACTCAGATTCGTCTTGTTGCCCGATATTATTACTATCTTCTTCATCTACCTGTCTCGTTTGGGTTGCTTTTAATTTCTTTGTTTGCGTTTCAAAG